AGATTGCCTTTGCACGGTATAATAAAGGAAGGAGTATGCCAGAATGGATGCAGTAATATTTATATTTGTAGTGTTACCACTACTTACCTTATTATAGAGGAGAATTGTAATGAATAGTAATGAAATCAAAGGGATACAGCTATCCCAAGCAGTCAAGTGGAGTGGGCAAGACATCTTTGAGGTAGCGTCTGCTGCCTTTGAGGATGCCAACTACCACAGTTTCAACGAGGTATTTTATGCCGCATGGACTGAGTTCCAGAAGGAGTACAACGATGGCTAAAAAACTAGAGAACATGACGACAGATGAACGCATTGCATATTGGGCAGCGAAGCGTGAGAAGGAACGTATCCAACGCCGTGACCGTATAGGTAAGCTGTCCATTGAACAACGTGCGGCTGTTATATCAGTATACAATCTGCTAGACAGTGTATTAGATGTTGCACTATACCCAGACTTAGGTGGCATACGGGCTGTGTCTGCGTATGACTTGCAAGAACTGTCCGATGCAAAGGATACAATGGAGTTTCAGTTTAACTTAAACAAATGACTATGTTTGAATTTATTGTCTACTACATGACATTTTGTTTTATTGCATCATTGATTTGGTAGTTGACATTGCGAAACATTACTGATATAACAAAACATCACTTAACGGTATGAAAGGAGAATTAACATGCCACTAGATTTTGTATCACAAGACCTGCTTCCAGAGAACATCAACTTTCCTGTGGAGTTTGAGCCTACCAAGTTCAACAAGTCTAAATATGTCATCAACGGTAACACAGGAGAGTATCTGGGTATCGTGGGCAATGGCTTCAACTGTGCCTCACACGGTGACTTCTTTACCCAAGCACATGACACAATCTCTGAGCATCTTGGTGAAGAGTTCTGCGACAGCATGAACATTAACTACCGCACTGCGCGTAATAATGCGTGGGTTATGATGGATATGACTATGCCAAATGTTTTACGTAAGATTCAGACAGAGAAGCATAGCACTACCATTGCACCCCGCCTGATTGCCCTACACGGCATTGATGGCTCGTGCAGCAACATGGTGTTCTTTGGGGCTATTGACTTTTTCTGCACCAACGGCATGATCACTGGTGACTATGACAAGATCAAGCGTAAGAACACTAGCAACTTCAGCTTGGATAAGTTCATTCAAGAGTTGCAGTCATCAGTCACAGACTTCTATGAGACAGCCGACAAGCTACAGCGTTGGGCAAACACAAGTCTGATGACAGTGGATGTAAAAGCCTTACTTGAATCTGTTATCAAGTCAGAACGCAAGTCAGACAAAATGTACACGTTATATAACCAAGAGGTCAGCACTCGTGGTCGTAACGTGTGGGCTTTGTACTCTGCCTTCACAAACTACGCCAGCTATGCTGATGAACGCAACGGTTTTAATCTGCGCAATACTGGCAACGACACATCCGCACAATCAATGTGGTTACGTGAGCAAGAAGTTGCCAAATGGATTGACACTCCACAGTTTCAGTCTATTGCAGCTTAATGCAATGCAACTAAATAAGTTAGTAGAAGACTACTATTCTTCCTACGATTTCAAGAACTTACGTGACGAATCTAAAGCACAGTATAAGTACTTGTTAAATGTCGTGCTTAACACACAGGTAGAGGGTACTTCCCTCTGCCAGTATGACTACACTACATTACCCACACGTGTTGCCAAAGTTGCTTATAATACATGGTGTGAGAGAGGGATGGTAACAGCCAACCACTTGCTATCCGCCTCTCGCATTGTCTTTAATCACGGCCTACGTATGGAGTTATGTGTTATCAATCCTTTTTCTAACATCCGTAAACGCCCCGTAGACAGGCGTAAGGTTGTTTGGGGTAGGGGAGATGTACAGAAGTTCTTAACAGCCGCCTACGGCGATTTTAGCACCCGTAACATAGGTTTGATTGCACACATGGCTTACGCATGGTGTCAACGACTAGGTGATATGCGCTTGCTAACGTGGGATGCAATCGACTTTGAAGCACGTACTGTGTATATTGAGCAGTCTAAGCGTAAGGCAGAAGTCCATTTGCCAATCGAAGATGATTTGTTTGATATGCTTGTACAACAAGAGCAGGACTTTGGCTTTCAAAAGTATGTTGCACCTAGACCAACCCCTCGTAGTGGGGCATTTATACCATACAGTATGTATAAGTTACCTCTACACGCACGTAAGGTCATGGATGCGGCAGGATTACCCAAGGAATTACGTCTGTCGGACTTACGTAGGACAGGCACAACTGAAATGGTTGAGGCAGGTGTCGGTATGGCACAAATTATGTCGGTTACAGGACACGCTAATCCATCTTCAGTAAAACCGTACTTAAAAAATACGTTGTCAAGTGCAAATAATGCATTGACTGCACGAAAATCACATGGTATAAGCATAGCAAGTGCCGCAAAGGAAAGTGATACTACATGAATAATATATATAACATTGTAAGTGATATGGATATACCCAATGGAACTACAAAAAGGATGAACTGTCCTAACTGTGGCGGCTACAAAACATTTACAGTGACCAATAACATGGGATCACTTGTATGGAACTGCTATAAAGCATCCTGTAGTATTAAGGGTGGCACACGTGTGCATCTATCTATAGACGATATACGTGCTGGCTTCAGTGGGGCTAAAGAGTTTGCCGAAGAAAACTTTGTTCTGCCTCAGTACATCATTCCACACAGGAATAAACGTACCGTACTTGAGTTTTGTTATAGGCATAGGTTAGACCCAGATGAATTGGGCGTTATGTATGACGTAAAGGATGATAGGATTGTTTTTCCCATCATTCACGATGATAGCATCGTAGATGGTACAGGCCGTGCTATCGGTAAGCGATTACCTAAATGGAAAAAATATGGAAAAAGCGGCTTGCCATACACATTCGGTTGTGGTAAAGTCGCAGTTGTTGTTGAGGACTGTGTGAGTGCAGCCGTGGTTGGTGGCATTAAATCCTTTGTCGGGGTTGCGCTTCTTGGTACATCTCTCCAAGAGTCGCATAAAGGGTATCTCGCACAGTTCTCAACAGCCGTTATAGCGTTAGACCCCGATGCGCTACCTAAGACAATGGTTATGGCTAAAGAATTACGTGGACACGTGAACGATGTTCGTGTACTGCGTTTGAATGACGATTTGAAATATCGTAACCCGACAGATATGGAGAACTTATATGGAATTATCACTGATTAGAAGTTTAATGGATAGGTCATTTTATGATGAGCATCGTGGGGCTAAATGCCCTGACAGATTATTTAGCAAAGATGTACGCAAAATCAAGCAGTCTATTGATACAGCTATGGATCGGTATGAACGTACCGTAACGCCAGACGAGATTGAGGCGTTGTTTATATCAAACAATCCGACACTGACTACAGCCCAGAAGCAAGCATACTCCGCTTTGTTTCACAAGATTAAAGGCGAAACACCAATGGGCAGTGACGTAGCACAAGAAGTGTTGTCAAAACTATTTCAGCAGGTGGTGGGCGAAGACATTGCCAACCTTGGTTTTGATTACGTTAATGGTGACAAGTCTAGCCTTGAGCCGTTGCGTATGCTGCTTGAACAATATGGGGATGATTTTACTCCCAACTTGAATGTGGAGTGGGATGACATTGAGATTGAAACATTACTTGCACGTAATGACCTTGAGGCTCGTTGGACATTCAACATTGCCAGTCTAACACGTAAGGTAGAGGGCGTTAACTCAGGACACTTGATTGAGATTGGTGCTAGACCAAACACAGGCAAGACATCTTTTCATGCCAGCTTGATTGCTGCGCCGGGTGGCTTTGCGCATCAGGGTGCCAACTGCATTATCTTGTGTAACGAGGAAGGCTATCACCGTGTTGGTGCTAGATACCTGACCGCTGCTACAGGCATGACAATGCGTGAGGTCAAAGACAACCCAGCTAAAGCACGTGAGTTGTACGCACCTGTCAAGGAACGCATCAAGGTTAAGGATGCGACAGGTCGTGACATGAGTTGGGTTGAATCTATTTGCAAGTCGTACAAGCCAGACATCGTACTACTTGACATGGGTGACAAGTTTGCTAAGACAGGTGGCTTTGCTCGTACAGATGAGGCATTGAAAGCGAACGCAGTTCATGCTCGTATGATTGCCAAGCAGCATGAGTGTGCTGTGTTTTACATGTCACAGCTATCTGCTGATGCGGAAGGCAAGGTCTTGCTTAATCAATCTATGATGGAAGGATCACGTACAGGTAAGGCAGCAGAAGCTGATCTTATGGTTCTGATTGCTAAGAATCCTGTAATTGAAGGACAAGATGAAGAAGATACACAACGCCATTTGAATGTTGTCAAAAACAAATTGACAGGGTGGCACGGTGTGGTACACTGCGAACTACAATATCAAACAGCGAGGTACACAGTATGAAGCTAACACTTGATGTAGAGAACACGGTCACTAAGCGTGATGGTAAGTTGCACCTTGACCCATTTGAGCCAGAGAACTCACTGACTATGGTGGGTATGCTTAATGACCAAGGTGTTGAACGCATCGTCACATTTGACCACAGTGACGTAAATGCAGACGAGTATGGTCATGTATTGGTGCAAGAGTTCCTTGATGCAGCTACTATCATCATTGCGCACAACGCTGCCTATGATTTGATGTGGTTATGGGAGTCAGGCTTCACCTACAACGGCCCTGTGTTTGACACGATGCTGGCAGAGTATGTGTTGCAGCGTGGAATAAAGGAACCTCTAACGCTAGAGGCTTGTGCAGAACGATACGAGTTAGATACAAAAAAGCAGGATACCTTAAAAGAATATTTCAAGAAGGGGTATAGTACACGTGACATACCACACGCTGAGTTGTCTGAGTATTTGTCTGCTGACCTACATGCTACACAACAACTGGCTGACAAGTTAATGTATAGACTGAATACAGTGCCAGATGCGCGGCTACTAAACACAGTGACACTCAGCAATGAAGTGGCTGTATGTTTAGCACGTATATATCAGCGGGGGTTCCAAGTTGACTTATCAATTCTGGATGATGTTCGTACTGAATTTGAATTAGAGAAAAAACAATTACAGAATGATTTACAATCGCATGTGCGTAAAGTGATGGGTGATACACCTATTAATTTGAATAGTCCAGAACAGTTATCTTGGGTCATATACGGACGCAAGGTAATTGATAAAAATGATTGGTCAATACAAGTTGACCCCTACATGAGTAACGACTCTTTTCATCAGATGGTGCTGCAGGGTACAGAACGACTATATCGTACTGTTGCGCAGCAATGTAAGGATTGTGGTGGTTCTGGATATATACGCAAAACTAAAAAGAATGGTGAACCGTTTGCAAAACCAAGTAAATGTAATACTTGTGGCAGTGAGGGATTTTTGTTTTTGCCCAGTGAAACATTGGCTGGGTTTAAATTCAAACCACCGTCAGCAAAATGGGCCAGTGCAAATGGTTTTACTACGAGCAAGGTGAACCTAGAACTATTAGAATCCACAGCCAAAGGTAAGGGCATGACAGATGCAGCAGACTTCCTACATAAAGTTCGTAGGCTAAGTGCGGTTGATACATATCTGTCATCCTTTGTGGAAGGCATCAAGACACACACCAAGCACGATGGGCTACTTCATGTACGCCTTCTCCAGCATCGTACAGCTACTGGTCGTTTGTCTGGTGCTGACCCTAATATGCAGAACATGCCACGTGGCGGCACGTTTCCTGTGAAGAAAGTATTTGTGTCACGATTTGCAGGGGGCAAGGTAATGGAAGCTGACTTCGCACAGTTGGAGTTCCGGGCTGCTGCCTACCTATCACAAGATGAGGTTGCTATTGAAGAAGTATCTACTGGATTTGATGTACACGCATACACCGCTAAAGTTATTACCGATGCTGGTCAGCCTACGAATAGACAGGATGCGAAGGCGCACACCTTTGCACCGCTATATGGCGCAACGGGTTACGGTAGAACCAAAGCGGAAGCAGAGTACTACACCCATTTTACAGACAAATACCAAGGGGTTGCCGATTGGCATTCCCGACTGGCTAAAGAAGCTATAGAGACACAAAAAATAACCACGCCTAGTGGTCGTGAGTTTGCGTTCCCCGATGTGGTGCGTAAGTCTACTGGGCGTGTATCTCACTTTACACAGATAAAAAATTATCCGGTGCAATCATTTGCTACTGCAGATATTGTGCCTATAGCATTACTACACATTGATGAATTGCTAAAGGATAAAAAATCATGTATAGTGAATACCGTACATGACAGCATTGTCATTGACGTTCATCCTGAAGAAGAACAACAGGTAATCAATGTCATAGACAAGACTAATAATGTACTACCACAACTTATAGCCGCACGTTGGGGTGTTGACTTTAATGTGCCGCTACTTTTAGAAGCAAAAATAGGCCCAAATTGGCTTGACACAAAAGACGTAACCTGATATAACTATGCATCTTACACAGAAAAAGGAGTAATTACATGACAGAATTGACAACACTAGATACAAATAACTACGCCGCGATAGCGAAAGCGGCTGGTATTTCTAATGAAGCACCCACAGGCTCAAAGAGTAGTTCTTTAGCCCGTTTGCGTATTCACCACTCTCCCATCATGGGTACGGCAGAGGTTAATGGCAAGACTGCAAATATAGAAGTCATTGAAGGTGGAAGCTACAAACTAGAAGTACCTGACGGGATTACCTATTACGCTACGGGAATTAAAATGCGTCCATTTTTACAACGCTTTATGTACAAGCGTTACGTTATGGGGGATGCTAAAACACCGAATCGTTTCATCAAAAGTTTAATGACGGATGATGCAAAGATGGAAGATGATTTGAAAGACAATGATGGTAAGTTTAACTGTGGTAAACCTGCTGGTTACATCAAAGATTTCAAAGCATTGCCGGTAAAAATGCAGGACTTAATCAAGCAGATTAAACGTGTTCGTGCTGTATTTGGCGTAGTTGATTTGGTAAACGCTACCAATGAGAAGGGAGATAAAGTAGATGTTTCTTCTACCCCATTTATTTGGGAGATTGACAACAGGGATGCGTTTAAAGAGATTGGCGGTTGCTTTGCTTCATTGGCAAAGATGCAGCGTGTACCACTGCAACACATCATTACTGCCAATACTGCAGAACGAAAAATACCTACTGGCGCATCCTACTACGTGCCTGTAGCATCTCTTGATCTGTCTAATACACTTGACATGACACAAGAAGATCAGCAATTGTTTGGTGACTTTTTGTCTTGGGTTGATAACTACAATAGTTACATCATCAATGCGTGGGCAGAAAAAGCAAACTCACATATGGAAGATGATGATGTGGATGTTGTTGACGGGTTGGTTGACATCGAAGTTGAAGAAGAGGTAGCATAATGAATCACCCTGCTGAACTGGCACTGCATCAGTATCTTGAGGATGCTGTAAAAGGCAAGACAAGTATGTCACAACAGACAATCAGACAGATTGGTTATGATGTGATGGCTGCTGCAGCACGTCAGTTCGGTGGGGGTAACAAGCGTGACAAGTTTGGTCTGCGTATGTCAAACGTAGGTAGGCCAACCTGTCAACTCTGGTACGACAAGAACAAGCCAGAGGTAGCGTTACCCTTTCCGACAACCTTCGTAATGAACATGATGCTAGGAGACATTGTGGAAGCAGTGTTTAAAGGTATCCTAAAAGAAGCAGGAGTTAAGTATGAAGACACGGATAAAGTTACTCTTGACCTTGGTGACGATAGTGTTTCTGGTAGTTATGATCTCATCCTTGATGGTGCAGTTGATGATATTAAATCAGCTTCAGACTGGTCATATAGAAACAAATTTGAATCCTATGACACTCTTGCCAGCGGTGATGGGTTTGGTTACATAGCGCAGCTTGCTGGGTACGCTAAAGCATCAGGTAAAAAAGCTGGTGGCTGGTGGGTAGTCAACAAAGCTAATGGTAAATTCAAATACGTCCGGGCTAATAATATTGATGTTGAAGCAGAGGTATCTAAAATTAAAGCTACGGTAGACAAGGTAAAGGAGAACAAATTTGAAAGATGTTTTGAACCAGTGCCTGAGACTTTTCGTGGCAAGCCCACGGGTAATAAGGTACTTAATGACGGATGTAAATTTTGCAATTATCGCTTTGATTGTTGGGATAATCTTACTGAGTTACCTTCTGTAAAGTCACAGGCAAAGAATCCACCCATAGTAAATTATATTGGTGATGTAGTTGCCTAACGCAAAACAATTTAGAGCAGCACGAAAGTATGGGTATCGCAGCGGTCTTGAACTCAAAGTATCCGACTACCTCAAACAACTAAAGGTTGACTTTTTGTATGAGGCAGTTAAGATTGAGTGGGAAGACTTGGCATATCGTACATACACACCGGACTTTGTGCTGTCCAATGGAATTATAATAGAAACAAAAGGCATGTTCACCGCAGCAGATAGACGTAAGCATTTAGCTATCAAGAAGCAACATCCGAAATTAGATATTCGCTTTGTGTTTGAAAGTAGTAGACGTAAACTACGTAAAGGTGCTAAGTCTACCTACGGTGAATGGTGTATCAAGTATGGTTTTAAATACTATGACAGGATTATACCCGAAGATTGGCTGAAGGAAAAAGGCAAAAACAAGCACCCTAACTTTATTAAGTTCGGCGGCACAAAAGTAAAAAGGAGATAGATATGGACAAGATGGAGAAACTTTCTAAAGAAATACAGAACGAGGATTTACTTATACGTGTCAGGCCGTTTGCTGATAATGACGGTAAGTGGTCAGGTGAAGTTGACATATCTATAATGGCTATGCCCGATAATCCTATGGATGATGAAGACTATTACCAAGTCATGCACTTTGCTAAAATGATGTGTGCCGCCGTACCTGTTATGGAAGAGGTAGAAGAACTACGTAATATTGTTCACGAGTATGTCACAAAAGTCATTGACAATGAGATGGATGTTGATGTAGAACTAGAGGAAGAGATGGGTGTCGAGAAAACATATGATGGCAATGTAGTACACCTTAACTTCAACACAAAGACAGGGGGTTCAGCATGAGACACGATTCATTTATGAAGAAGATGGAAGAGGCAGAGAAAGCAGGTAAACAAGCGTGGGGCAATGTAGATATGGTCAACAGTCCACCCCACTACAACCAGACAGGTATTGAATGTATTCATGCTATCTCTGCTGCTACGGATGAAGGTTTTAAGTACTACCTACAGGGCAACATTATGAAGTATCTCTGGCGGTTTGACTACAAGGACAAGCCAATAGAAGACTTACAAAAGGCCAAGTGGTACTTGGACAAACTAATTGAAGAGGTAATGGCAGATGATAAGAGTTAAGATGTTCATTACGATTGATATTGACGATGAAGAATACCCCGTCCCTGCTGATGGGCAGGTGGGCGAGGAGTTAGAGGAAAGCATTCAAGAATATTTTTATGACATTGAAGGTGCTACCATACGAAACATTAGAACAGTAACGGAGTAAAGAGATGATAAGCAATGCACTACCAACAGACTATCAAAACTTCATAGCACTATCCCGCTATGCAAGATGGAAGGAAGATGAACAACGAAGGGAAACATGGAATGAAACAGTTGCGAGATACTTTGATTATATGGCTAGTCACTTGGACAGCAATAATAATTACAAGCTACCTACCACCTTACGTGCAGAACTAGAGGAAGCCGTAATAAGTCAGGCAATCATGCCTAGCATGAGGGCATTGATGACATCAGGGCCAGCCCTAGACCGTTGTCACGTAGGTGGATATAACTGTTCATACGTGCCTGTGGATAGCCCACGTGCGTTTGATGAGACTATGTATATCCTTATGTGTGGCACTGGCGTTGGCTTCAGCGTTGAACGCCACTGCATTGAGAAGCTACCTATTGTGAACGAAGAGTTCCATAGCACTAACACAGTAATCAAGGTAGGTGACAGTCGTCCGGGTTGGGCTAAGTCACTGAAGGAACTGATTGCTATGCTGTACACAGGACAGGTTCCTAAGTTTGATGTATCAGAAGTACGTCCTGCAGGTGCAAGGCTCAAGACATTCGGTGGTCGTGCGTCAGGCCCACAGCCTTTAGTTGAGTTGTTTGAGTTTGTTGTGCAGAAGTTTAAGGGTGCAGCAGGACGTAGGCTCTACCCAATTGAGTGTCACGACATCATGTGTAAGATTGGTGAAGTGGTAGTCGTAGGTGGTGTACGCCGTAGTGCATTGATTTCATTGTCTAATC